GTAGTTGATATGTTAAACGATATTGACTTGCAAGAGTTTGGGGGTACTGATAGTAACCTAAAGAAAGCCCTTAAAGAATACTCATTTGACCATGACGAAGATGAAGACTCTGAATACGAAGAATGAGCAGTGGAAAAAAATATTTTCCAATTAACACAGATACTTCTTGTGCTTTAAAATGGAGTTGGAATACATTACAATTGTACACGGGTGAAACAAGCTCGTGTCATCGCGTTGACAGCGATATCGTTAATATAGATAATTTTGATACATTTCACAATACTCCAAAAAAATTAACTGACAGACAACTCATGCTAGATGGGCAATGGCCCACAGGCGGATGTGAGTATTGTGAAAATGTAGAAAAGTCTGGTGGGTCAAGCGACAGGCAATTTCATTTAAAAATTCCTAATACGTATCCTCTTGAGCTTGACGTTGATAACACACAACTAGTTGTTAATCCTACTATATTAGAAATTTATCTTGACAATGTATGTAACATGAGTTGCTTGTATTGTTGGGATGGATTTAGTAGTCAGATACAACAAGAAAATATCAAGCATGGTCCATTTGAAAAAGCAGGAGTGGTAATTGAAAATCGTGCAGTAATGCATCCAGAATCTCGTACTTTGCGTAGTAAATTTTGGGAATGGATGGAAAAAAATTCTCATTCGTTGCAACGTTTACATATACTTGGTGGGGAACCATTCTATCAAAAAGATTTTGAAACTTGTTTGACTTTCCTTGAATCGCATGCGCACCCTGACTTAGAATTTAACATAGTATCTAATCTAATGATCAACTCCAATAAGTTTGTTAGATATATAGAACGCATCAAACAGTTGATCAAATCTAAAAAAATAGGTCGCTTTGATCTAACTGCAAGTATAGATTGCTTTGGTGAAGAACAAGAGTATGTGAGATATGGATTACGACTTGATCAGTGGAAACAGAATTTTGAATATCTTGTTTCAGAGGCCTGGATCACCGTAAATATTAATCAAACAATTTCAGCACTGACAATTAAGACTATACCGCCTCTAGTAGAATATATAAACTCTTTGCGGACCTCTAGAAAAATTGGCCATTACATGTCTACAACAGTAATGACCTATGGTTTTTTACACCCAAAAATATTCGGTAAAGGCTTTTACGATAAAGATTTTGATGCTATACTTGCACTGATGCCAGAGACGACATGGCAACAAAAAGAAGCCAAAAAATACCTCAGTGGCGTTCGCAGTTATTTAAATACTTGCGAGTACAATCAATCTGCAATTAATCAATTAACTATCTATTTAGATGAATTAGATCGTAGACGAGGCACTAATTGGCACACAACATTTCCGTGGTTAGAAAAATATGTTTTACAATAAAATTGTAGCAGACTTAAGTGTTATTCCTGGCTTCATTGATTACTATGAAGCTGAACTAATTGCGGCCAAAACAGAATTAAAAATTGTTGGCAACGTAGAGCGAGCACTTAGTAACTTGCCGGGTGTAACTGAACAACGCTTTAACCAACTACAAGAGATTGAAGCCGTATTAGAATTTTTAAATATACAGTTGCGTAAGATTCGTCAACGGCATTACAAAAAATATCTTGAAGCATACCAACGTGCACTTACCAGTAGAGATGCTGAAAAGTACGCCGAAGCAGAAGATGAAGTAATTGATATGGAAACCATCATTAATGAAGTAGCATTATTGCGTAACAAGTGGCTAGGCGTAATGAAAGGCTTAGAAAGTAAAAACTATATGTTGGGACATGTGGTGCGTTTGCGTACTGCCGGCATGGAGGACATTGTAATATGAAACCCTGGCAGTACCGTGCTGAAGAACTGTTAAAAGAATACGACTTATGTTGTCAAGCCAAGCCCAAGCATGATGCGGTTGATATTCAACTGGAAAAAGATGCAGTAGGTAAATGGGCAAGTCATCTTGCTACACAACGTGCCTGGGGAACAGATTTAGAAATAGCCGAAGCCTGTTATCAACTTGAACCACGATTAGCTCGTTTAAAAGAAAAATTAATAATGGAAATACTTACCAATGGCACTGTTTAAAAACGCATACGATAGTCATCAACACAGTTTAGAAATACTCAACATATTGTATGGGTATGATAGTTTCTTGGACAATTTAAGTTCTATTGCTGACATGGGTTGTGGTTCAGGCATGGATGCTGAATGGTGGGCAAACTTGTACACAAGGGATGACCCTCCTCTGCCTCATAACTATAAAGTTTATGCAGTAGATCAAAATGTAGATCGAATTGAGCCAGAGATTTTAGCTGGTAGTCCTAATATTGTTCCTGTTAAAGTTAACTTTGAAGAAGTTCCAATTGGGCGCCGAGTTGACTTGATCTGGAGCCATGACTCATTTCAATATGCACGTGATCCTCTTCGATGTTTGGCTCTGTGGAAACAAACATTAAATGTAAATGGTATGTTGATACTGAGCATACCGCAAACTACATATATGTACAATAACCGTTTGGTAGTAACAAACCATAGTCAACAGTATTACAGTTATAACATACTAAATTTGATCTACATGTTGGCCTTGTCGGGGTTTGACTGTAGAGATGCTTACTTTTACCGCAAAGAAAATAGTCCTTGGTTGTATGCAGGAGTATATGCTAGCGAGCATGATCCTTTGCCCGAGCATGCAAGTTGGCATGATTTAGCAGACCGTAATTTAATCAATGACAGCCTAAAGGATAGTCTAAACAAATACGGATATGCACGCTTAGAAGACCTAGTTGTATGCTGGTTTGACAAGAACTTATATAAGATCAGCAACTAAATACAAAATGCGTGATTTAATAAACATCCTAACCGAAGCAACCATTGACAATTACCCAGTGGGCACACAGTTCCTACTCAGCGGTAGCCAAAACGGGCAAGCACTAGCTGCACAGTTATCTGCACAAGGCATCAATGTAGAAGGTCCTATGACTCAAATGGACTGGGCAGAAGCCAACGATCCAGCTCGATGGGCGGCATCCATTGGTAATCCCAAAGCAGGAGCTCATCACTGGGTGTTTCATGACGAAGATGGGCGTATTTGGGCTTATCATGGCGGTACATCTACATTAAATAGTTCGTTTATTCATGCAGATAAACTGGCTAATCGTGGCGAAATTGCCGAAGGCATTCTGGGTGCAGCCATGTTTGCTAAATTTACCAAACGTGAAGGCAACGAAGATATCGGCATGATTACCCCTGCTGATGTTGCTGCGGTACTAGCAAAATTAAAAAACGTTGGCGAAGACCTATATCAAGTTGAAGTAAAAGATTCAGATAACCAACACGCTGATCTAGTGACATTCAAACTGTCGCTTAAAACAGGTCCTTACAAAGACCTAATGGATCCTGATAAACGTGAAGCATTAAAGAACGAGTTTAATAGTGCAGTGGCTTATGTTAATAGTTCAATGGCTGAACGTTATAGTAAGTATTTTTATCTAAATGGCAAACAAGATCACATTGCTGTTATTGCCGACGGCTCCTTAAACGAAAAAACCAGCAAGGTTGATGTTTGGGTAGCAGTACGTGATGCACAAGGCAACATGCGCAAGTTACGATTGAATGCCAGTTTAAAAGCAGGGCCAGTTAAACAGTTTGGTCAAGTTGGCGGCAGCGACATCGAATCCATGATTGCCCTATGGGAACATTTTGGCATCGATGTAAAGCCATTTGCTCAAAAGTTTGAACAAGCACACGGTGAAGGGCAAGAGCAAGCAATCGAGTACATGTATAGATCTGTTGCTGATAAATTGGCTGCACAACTGAAACGTGCCGGCCCCGACGATGAAGCTGAATTTGTTGATAAAATTGCTCATGCAGTCACATACTTTGCTACCTTGGGCGACGACAATGTAGAATTGGTACAGTTTGACAAAGGCGGATTCAAAATCCTACGTTTCAATAAACTGGCAGAAAAACTACGCAACATTGATATTACTGCCACTTATGTAGAATCCAAAGCACGCCCGGAAGTGATTATTCATGATGTGCATAATAGCAAGCGAATATTGATTACCATTCGATCCAAGTTTGAGAACAAGAAGGATGGTAAGTATGTTAGAAACTATATCGAAAAAGGTGATCTGCTTACTGAACTGACA